GCTTCATGTTATAAAGATGTTACTCTTAAACCTGAAGTTAATCTAACACCAATCACAAGTACGGGGAAACCCATACCTGATGATTTGGTAGAAGATTTCTATAAGTATTCGAAAGTCTGGATTCAAAGAGTGATTGGTAAGGTAAAACCTCAACCTAAATGGTTTTGGAGATACACTACTAAGCAAGGCCCAAACGGGCCTGCCTTAGCGTCATGTGTTATAGACGCCCACTCTATTAAGAAAGTCTGTCCTGAGCTCGAAGAACCTATGAGAGTAATCTCTAGGTACTTTGGTCAAGAAGAAATTCTTAATCATTATAAAGCACTTACTGATCTTCAGATAGAAGGAATTCCTTCTGATCTTAAGGTTAGTAAGCTTTCGACCATCTGTGAAGGTGGAGGAAAGACAAGGATTATAGGAATTGGAGACTATTGAAGTCAACAAATCTTAAAACCCTTACATGATTTTATAATGAAGAATCTAAGAAGTCTTGAGACAGATGGTACATGAGACCAAGATAGTCAAGCCAAAAGGGTTCAAAGGTTAACTAAAACCGGAGAATCCTTTAGTTTTGATCTATCTTCAGCTACAGATGTCTTCCCAATTATTCTGCAAAGAATAACTGTTGAACACATGACAAGCCCTGAATTTTCAAGAGCTTGGGAGCAGCTGATGGTCAAACGTCCATGATCATTTCAAGGTGACAATGTGTATTACGGACGGGGACAACCCATGGGGATGTATTCCTCATGAGCTATCTTCGCCCTAACACATCACATCTTCGTAGAATGAGCTAACCAACGGGTTTCACAATCACAAAAGATTGTAAAATTCCGGAAGTATGCTGTTCTAGGAGATGACATTGTCATTTGAAGTGGGAAGGTTGCGGACCAATACAAGTTCCTCATGGAGGAATTTGGGGTTAGCATTAATTATGCCAAATCCAAAATTGGAACGAAACACAACCCTCATTGTGAGTTTGCCAAGAGACTCTTCAGGAAAGGAGAAGAAATTTCTCCTATTCCTTGAAAACTCTTTAAACAAGCTTATGAATCATGGGTTATGATTCCAAGTCTGCTAAGAGTTATCTCTGGTAGGGATTTTCACTTGAAGATCCAACCCGGGAATACTTTTGGTCACTTAGGTCATAACGCCTCAACTAACCTACTTATTACCTTAGAGAACCCTATTGGTTCTTTAAAGGAATATGTAGAAAACCGTGAAGCAGGACCCTGAGCAGGTTATACTGAAGAAGAAATTCTTCATGAGTATAACCAGCAAAGGGTTAAGTCTTTAAGTGACAGCCGAATCGGTGTTTTTAGGGCCTTAGATAAACAAGAGTCTATCGAAGGGTACTTAAAAAGATCCAGTTGCTGGTGTATTCCAACCGTGGAAAGTGAGTTAAACCTCTTTCTTCATGGTCTACCATCACCAACATTCGGTACACATCCTTTGGTATTTGTCATCAATGATTTAGGAAATCAGATGGCAGATGTTTTAGAAGAATTCTTTAATGCAGAAGTAGAAGGTACTGAGTTTCCTCAGGAACTTCTCGAAGTGGAATTTATTCCAACTCCTATTTTAAAGCCCTTCTTCGAAAACAAATTATACCAAAAGGACAGAACAAATGCATCTCTTGTCCTAAAGACTTTAAAGTCTTTAGAACAAAAGAGGTTAGGACTCGAATAGAAGAACTACTCTAGTCGAAACCAGGTGGGGTACAAGCATTAATTAATAACACTGATGTACCTGGCGATCATTATGATCG